GAGCCAGAACCAGAGCCACCTGTAGAAGAACCACCTACAGATCAGCCAGGGCCTGAACCTGAGCCTCCTACAGACGAACCTGAGCCAGAGCCTACTCCAACTGATATTGAGAGTTTGTTTGCTGACTTCTTGGCACAGCTAGACGAAGAGTTTACAGGTCAGCAAGAGCAAATCAACGAGATTATTCAAAACTTTGTTGAGACACTGCCTGACTTTGATGCAATGCCTACAATGGAGGACATTGCTGAATACTTTGAAATTAACGGTGTCACACTGTCAGAGCAGAACTTTGATCGTATACGTCAAGAGTTAGCCGATGCAGGTTACCTGACACAAGAGCAGTTGACAGAAGCGTTGGCTGGTGTTGCTACGCCAGAGCAGGTACAGCAGGCTATTGAAGGTGCTGGCTTTGCTACACCAGAGCAGGTAATACAAGCGTTAGCAGAAGCAGGTTATGCTACTCCAGACGACATTACTAACGCACTGGCTAACTCAGGGTTTGTTACAGAAGATCGTATGTTACAAGCCTTGGCAGAGGCCGGATACGCTACGCCTGAGCAAGTACGAGAAATAGTTGACAACGCTGTTTCTAACATTGTTATACCTGAGGGCGCAACTGCTGAAGAAGTACGACAGCTAATCCAAGAGGCTATTGACGGTATACCTGAAGGTATTTCTCTTGAAGACGTAGGCGACGTAGTTAACGAAGCTATCGCTAACATAGAGTTTCCTGAAGGACTATCAGAGGGTGACGTACGTGGTATTGTAGACAGCTTTGGTTTTGCTACTTCTGCGGACGTACAAGCTGGCTTTGATGATCTTAACGACCGTTTTGATGACGCTATCAACGGTATTGCTACACAGTTTAGCGACCAAGAAGCAGAGTTTTTAGCTAGTATTACAGGACTTGAAGCTTCTCTAATCCAGTCTCTTGCAGCAGTAGAAGGTGGACTCAGTGCTGAACTAGAGATGCTAGGCACTGACCTAATATCTTTGCAAGAAGACGTAGCAGGACGCTTTGATGAGTTTGAGTCGTTTACTTCAGAGCAGTTTGAACTTGCATCGACTGAACGTCAACAACTACAGCAAGCTATTATTGCGGCTAACGGTGACATTACACAACTAAGTGCTGACATGCAACAAATGTTTGCAGACTTTGGCGGCACTATTACCGACTTGTTTGCTGGCGTAGGTGTTGACATTGAAGCACTACAGGCAGGACAAATAACGCAGCAGGAAGCACTAGATCAACTGCGTACGTCTATAGGCCAACAGTTTACTACGGCACAGGAAGAGCGTCAGGAGCTACAACAGGCAATTATAGCTGTCGGTGGTGACGTAACTCAGCTTAGTGACGACATGATGCTACGGTTCCAACAGCAGGACCAAAGCATAGAGGAGTTGTTTGCCGGTACTAACGTAAACATTGAAGCACTGCGTCAAGGACAAATAACGCAACAAGAAGCATTTGACGCTTACCAGCAGTACACAACAGAACAGTTTGGTCAAGCACAGCAGGACCGTTTAGCACTAGCTCAGGAAATAATTAGTGTTGGTGGTCAAGTAGAAGCACTTAGTGCAGACAGTCAACAACGGTTTGCTGAACTAGGTTTGTCTCTTTCTGATCTGCAAGAAGAGTTCAACGTAAACCTAGTTGGTCTACAGCAAGGTCAGATTAGTCAGGCTGAAGCGTTTGGTCAGTTTAGAGACAGTGTTACTACACGACTAGGCTTGGCAGAAGAAGAACGTGAAGAAATATTAACACGTCAAGCTGAGTTTGAAAGAGTGTACGGTGAAGAGCAACAGGAACTGCAAGAACAAATTACAAGTGGAAATATTGGTTTGTTAACTGCAATGGGTGCTGGTTTTTCTGCTTTAGGTGGTGCAGGCACACCAGAGCCAGTACCTTTTCAAGAATTTATGAAAGGATTAACGCCTCGAAGAACAGAAATAGTTCCGTTAGCTATTAAAACTCCTGCATTAGATTATAACGAAGAAGGTCAAAAATTAATTAGGCGTACACGAGGAATGCTGGTATGACGTACCTTAACTTAATGAATAACGTATTGCGTCGATTGCGTGAAGAAGAAACCACGTCAGTCACCAGCACTACCTACGTTAAGATGGTAGGTGATTTTATTAATGATGCGAAGAAGCTGGTAGAGGAAGCAACTGACTGGTCTGCTTTGCGTGAGACAATTACTATTTCTACTACTGCATCGGACAACACCTACTCATTGACTGGTGGTGGTGACAACGTAAAGGTTATGTGTGTTCTTAACGACACAAGTAACTTGTTTATGGACTACCAAACAAAAGACTGGTTTAACGAACAGCTGTACATCAGTAGTGCAGCAGAAGGTGATCCACGTTATTACACCTACAACGGTCTTGATGCTAGTGGTGATACGCAGGTACTAGTAGGACCAACTCCTGATGATGTGTACAGTCTTCGGTTTGATGTCATAAAAAGACAAGCAGATCTTTCAGTTAATGATGATTCGTTACTTGTACCTTCAATGCCTGTAGTGCACCTTGCTGTAGCTTTATTGGCACGTGAACGTGGTGAGACAGGCGGTACATCTACTGCTGAATATTTTGCTATTGCTGATAAGTTTTTATCTGACGCTGTTGCTATAGACGCGGTAAAGCACCCTGAAGAGATGGTATTTAGGACTATTTGATATGGCTCAACAACTGCAAAGTATCAATCTTGTAGCTCCAGCGTTCAAAGGTGTTAACACCGAAGACTCGCCGTTAGCTCAAGACCCGTCGTTTGCAGAGATTGCAGACAACGCCGTGATTGACAAACGTGGTCGTATTGCTGCACGTAAAGGCCACACTGTTGTTACTACAAACAAAACTGTCCTTGGTACTGACTCGTTAAGAGCTATCAAAGAGTTCAAAGACAACGCAGGAAACACTAAGATATTTTCTGTAGGCAACAACAAAATTATCAGCGGTACAACTACGTTAGTTGATGAAACTCCCGGTAGTTACACCATTACTGCAAACAACTGGAAGCTGGTTACGTTTAACGACAAGATCTATTTTTTCCAACGTGGTTACCAACCCCTTGTGTACGACAACGCAGGAGGCTCTGTAATCACTCTCAGTAGCGTTTCTGGTGCGGCTGGTGTTACTAGTGCTGTGTACGGTAACGAGGTTCTAGCGGCTTATGGAAGGCTTTGGACGGCTGACTTTAGCTCTAACAAGTCTACCATCTATTGGTCTGATTTACTTATTGGGCATGATTGGACCGGCGGCTCTAGCGGCAACATAGATATCTCTAAGGTATGGCCTGACGGATACGATGAAATTGTGGCTTTAGCGGCGCACAACAACGCGTTAATTATTTTTGGCAAGCACAGCATTATTGTTTACGAAGGTGCTACGTCTCCTGCGTCAATGACTTTGGCAGATACCGTCTCAGGAATCGGTTGTGTTGACAGAGACACTGTGCAGTACACTGGTACAGACGTACTGTTCTTGTCGCATACAGGACTTAAGAGCTTTGGCAGAACAATACAAGAAAAATCACTACCTATTAGTAGTCTGTCTGGCAACATTACTAAAGACATCATTGCTGCGCTACAAAATGAAACAGAGTTTTTTAGGTCTGTATACAGCCCTGAGGAAGGTTTCTACCTGCTAACCTTTACTGGTCAGGATGTTACTTATTGTTTTGACGTGCGTAGTACATTAGAGAATGGATCATACCGTGTTACTCGTTGGCCTTCTACTAAGTTTACGTCGTTTACACGACTAGAAAACGGTACGTTGTACATTGGTACTAGTAACGGTATTAGCACTTACACGGGTTACAGTGACAACGGTACTGGTTATAGATTCAAGTACTACAGCCCAAGCTTAACATTTGGTGATAGCTCTAGAGTTAAGATTTTAAAAAAGCTAAAGCCTACTCTTGTTGGTGCAAACAACGCAACAGTGTTTCTTAAGTGGGCTTACGACTTTGAAACAACATACGCTACTGCAGAGTTTACAGTAGGTAACCAGATTACTGGTTTTTATGGTGAGAGTGAGTACACCACGGTAGAGTTTACAGCAGGTCAGTTGACCAATGCAAGAGTACTTAATACAACAGGATATGGAACAAGTGTACAGGTAGGTTTAGAGTCAGAGATTGACGGCTTTGCTTTGTCACTACAAGAAATTAACGTAATGGCTTTGATAGGAAAGCTACTTTAACTAGGAGAGAACAATGGATGAAGAAAACACAGAAGCAGGAGGGCTGTTCGGGTTTTTAGGAGGTCTTACTGATTTTTTGTCACAACCATCAGTAGCTCTCCCTGGAGTCCTTGGTGGTCTATTAACGGGTCAATCTTATAATCGTCTTAGTGACATAGGACGAGAGGCAAGAACAGGTGCTGAAGCTCTTGCCGCACAACAAATGGAGCAAACACAGTTTAGACCATTTACTGTGACTACTGCTACTGGCGCTGGCATGGGAACACAAGTTACTCCTGAAGGTGGCATTGAAACCACTATGGGCTTGTCTCCACAAGAGATTGCTTTGCAGAATCAACTTTTAGGAGGTGCTGGTGGTTTCTTTGGTCAAGCAGTACAACCTACAGTAGACCGTGAGCAAGCTATCTTTGAGCGTATGCGTAGGACACAACGTCCTGAAGAGCAACGTCAACGTCTTGCTACAGAAGAACGGATGGCTGCACAGGGTCGTCTTGGTTTAAGTTCTGCGGCGTACGGTGGTGCTACTCCTGAGTTGTTGGCGCAAGAAACTGCAATCAACGAAGCACGTAACAGAGCTATGCTAGCGGCAATGCAACAAGCACAAGCAGAACAGATGCAACAGGCACAATTAGGACAGGCATTCCTTGGTTCTGGATACATACCGCAGCAACAACTTATGGCAGCTACTCAACCTGCACAGCAGTTGGCGGCGTTACAACAACAGGCTCAGTTGCAAGGTGCTGGATTGTTTGGTGAGGCTACTTTGTCTGGTCTTGAGGCACAGCTTATATCAGAGCAGGCACGTGCTAACTTGTTAGGAGGAATCGGAGCTAACTTGCTTCGTGGTGCATTGACTCCTCCAAAGCAACCTAGTGCTGCTGAACAAGCTGCTGAAACATTGAAGTTTATGGGCTACGGAGGCTAATAATGGCTAAGTTTTCACAAACATTTTTACAAGGTTTGTTACAACCTACTTACCAGCAGGGGTTATTTACTGCTGCACAGCAAGCAGCGCAGCTTCCGGGTCAGCTTAGGCAACAACAAGCACAGCAAGAAGAGATGCAAAGACTACGTGGTATGGGTGCTGTTGAACGAGCAGACTTTATGGCGGCAAGAGCGCAAACACCACAGCAACTTATGGCGGCAGAAGCTGCAAAAGGAGGGGCTGTTAAAGCAAGCGCCCTTGAAAGTCTAAGAGGCTTAGAAGCAGCCAGACAGGCAGCATCAACTCCTGAAGAAAAAGAAAAAATTGAGAGCATTATGTCTCGTGTTGCTGTACAAGCAGGAGTAGATCCTTCTACTATTACAGGTCGTACTCTT